CAGCAGCTCAGGCCTGCCAGCGCCGTCGACGAGCTCGCCGACGCGAACGCTCACCCGTACGGCTGGGAGCGCGCGCGCAGACAGATGCTCCGGCTGTACGACTACCCGGCGCTGGATCTGGCGCTCGAGCGGCTGCGGCTTAGCGACGATGGCGCGTCGCGTGCGCTTCACGCGGTGTATGTCTACGCCTGGCAGGTCGAGCCATTGTTAGGCCCGCTGCATCGCGCACTCGAGCGCGGGCTGGCGTTCCTCGATGAGCATCTCCCCGATCGGTTGCGCGTGCCGAATGACGAGAAGCGGTCAGAGACCGTGCGAGGTCCTCTTCGACCTGAGGCTGGGATCGCGGCAAAGACGTTGCGTGATACCGAGATGAGAAGAGGAGCGGCGGCCGGAGCCACCGTCATGGAGTTGTGCGAACGTTTCGGCGTGTCGAAGTCGACCGTATATGCCGTCGTGAATGGGACTCACAGTGCCGCGGTTTGATCGCAGCTTCATCGAACGCCGCAATCATCGCCTTCGCGCGGACGCCGCCAAGGGGCAGTCTGTGGATTGGCTAATGGCGACATACGGCGTGTCCCGGAAGAGCGTCTACAGGATCACGGAGGGCACGCTGATCGAGCCCCCGTCGAAGATCATTGCCGAGCCGTTGGCCGAATGGGAAATCACGCTGCGCGAGGCTGGTTACACTCCAAGCAAGGTCAATCCGCCTCGCCCGACGCGCGAATGGGTGGAGGCGCTCGAAGACGCGGTTCTTGATGATGCCTTTGACCGCTCGTGCGTCTACTTCGTTCAGGAAGAGGGCGATGACGCTTATCTGAAGATCGGCGTCTCGTCGAGCCGGTCGTTTGCAGGGCGGATGAGCGGGCTTCGCAGCGGGAACGCCAGACGACTAGTCGTGACGAGAATCGTCGCTGGCGATGTGGCGACAGAAGCGAGGCTGCACGCTTACTTCTCCACGCTCCGGATGCGTGGAGAATGGTTCAGAGTCGATGACGAGCTCGCTGTCGTTGCTCGCGCCCGCCTGTCGTCCGGTGCATTCGTTTAGATGCGCGACGAAGGCGAGGAAGTTCTTTCCAGCCCGACGCAGCTAGGTGATCTGCGTCCTCATGCTGGTAACGCCGCCTCGCTCGTATCTCTGGGGGCAAGCATGGACGAGCGCATCAGCGCGTTCGGCGGCAAAGGCCGGCCGACGCCAGAGGAATCTGAGCGCCGACGCCAGGAGTTCATTCGCCTGGTGGCTGCCGGCAAGCCGTTCGATGAAGCTGCACGGGATTCCCGGATTCAGCCGATGCGCGCGCTCGCGATCCTCTCGCATCCCGACGTTCGCCCGCTACTCGCGAGGGCTGCATGATGAAGCGCTGCAAGCTGACCCCGGTCAGGCTGACGGAGATCCCGTTCAATCAACGGATGAGCGCTGCTCGTCGTGCGGCCAGAGAGGCGGCCGACGACAACGAGCGCGGCGAGATCATGATGGCCGCCCTGTTTCCGAGCGACAAGCTCTACTGGGTCAAGACGCCGATCGAGTTCGATCTTCCGGCGGCAGCGTGAAGGCCCTGGGGTGGCACCACTAGGCGCCGATCGGATAGACCGCTGGGCTCAGCAGCTCGCAGTCTGTACGCATCCCGAGGTTGAGAGTGACGCCGTCTGGCGTTGCCTTCTCTGACAGCAGGACGTGCATGGACGAGACGATCCCCTGCCCGAGCCACGGCGAGCAGCCGGCAGTCGAACTGCCGAACGGATTCACCCAGTGCCGCCGCTGCTGGTATCGCGAATGGCTGAGTGCCTGTCTCCGATACGGCCGTCGAGCTCGTCGTGCCGCGGCCTAGCCTGCGCCCGTGCTCGGTGCCCGGCTGCCCTGAACTGACCTCGAGCGGCAAGTGCGCCGGCCACCAAGCGGAGGCTCAAAAGGCCGCCGACGCGAAACGGCCGTCCGGCGGTGTGCGCTACCCGCGCAGCCACCAACAGCTTCGGAAGCGCGAGGCCCGACGAGTCGACGCCGGCGGCGTCATCTGCTGGCGCTGTGAGCTCGAGATCGAGCCTGGCACACCGTGGGATCTCGGCCACGACGACGAAGACCGGAGCCGCTACCGCGGCCCCGAGCATGCAGCTTGCAACCGCGCGACACGCGGCCGCCAAAGGAGACCCTGATGCTGAAAGTGCCGACCTGGCTGCTCGTCGCCATCGTGGCGACGTTGGCGATCCTCGCCTGGATCGTTCTTCACGGCTGAGTTTCGTGCGGGAGTCAGGTGACGGTCGCGGCCTCATAAGCCGCTGGCCCCTGGTTCGAGTCCAGGCCCGCTCCTCGCATCACCCCACGCCCGTTCGCGGGCGGTCTACTCCGTCCAGGAGGCCATATCCCCATGCCCCCCGCTCCGAAGCCACCGGGCCAGCGCGTCCGTCGCAACGTCGATCAGAAGCAGTGGGTCACGCTGCCGGCCGCGAAGCCGTTCAAGCGGCCGCCGACGTGCCCCACGAGATGGTCGCCTGCGACGAAGAAGTGGTGGAAGCTGATTTGGGAGTCGCCGATGGCGGCCGTCTGGCTCGAGTCGGACATTCACGCCCTGACTCGGCTCGGGAACCTGATCGAGCTCCAGGCGAAGGGGAAGATCTCCGCGATCATGGTCGGCGAGATCCGACAGATCGAGGACCGCTTCGGCCTCTCGCCTAAGTCGCGACGGATGCTGCAGTTGCACATTCCCGTCGACGATGCCAAGGACGGTGACGACCTCGAGCAGGCGACGATGTCGAACGTCCGCCGGCTCCGCGCCGTCTAATCGATGGCCGCGCCGCGATGCGGCCACTGCGGCGAGCGAGCCTGGACTGACGACGGCCGCTGCAAAGCCTGTGCCACCTTCCCGACTCTCGGCTATGCGGTCGCCGAGCTGATCGAGGCCAAGTGCGCGATCCCTGACGGCGATCGCCAGGGCCAGCCATTCCTGCTCAGTGATGAGCAGCTCCGGTTCGTGCTCCACCTCTACCGCGTCCATCCGGCGACGTGCAAGTTCTTCTACCCGCGCGGCGCCCAATACGTTCGGCCGCAGAAGCACGGCAAGGGGCCGTTCTCAGCGGCCATCATCTGCGCTGAAGCCGACCACGAAGGCCCGGTGATCCCGGACGGCTGGGACGCGAAAGGCCAGCCCGTCGGGCGGCCGTGGGCGACACCGTGGATCCAGGTCACGGCGGTCTCCGAAGATCAGACCGCGAACGTGTGGCGCGCACTACAGCCGATGATCGAGCTCGGCTCGATCCGCGCCGACATTCCCGACACCGGCCAGACCCGGATCAACCTTCCCGGCGGCGGGCGCATCGAGCCGGTCACCGCGTCAGCGAGATCGCGACTCGGTCAGCGGCTCACCTTCGCCGTCCAGGACGAAGCCCATTCCTGGCTCGACCGCAACGGCGGACAGATGCTCGCCGACAACCAGCGCCGCAACCTTGCCGGCATGGGCGGCCGCTTCCTCGAGACCGGCAACGCGTGGGATCCGCGCGAGAACAGCGTCGCGCAGCGCACAGCCGAATCGGGCGAGCCCGGCGTCTATCACGACGACGTTGATCCCGGAACCGGGTCGGTTCGCAACAAGGCCGACCGCAAGAAGATGCTGAAGAAGGTCTACGGCGACTCGGTATGGGTCGACCTCGACCGGATCGACGGCGAGATCGTCGCCTTGCTTGCACGCGGTGAAGCCTCCCAGGCCGAAAGGTTCTTTCTCAATCGCAAGCAGGCAGGCGAGGACTCAGCGTTCCCGCCCGGCGTCTTCGCGAAGCTCGCCAAGCCAAAGCACGAGATCGCGCCGAAGACCCGTGTCGTGCTCGGCGTCGACGGCGCACGGTTCGTCGACGCTCTCGCGATCATCGCGACTGAGGTGAAGACAGGCTTCCAATGGCAGGTCGGCGTGTGGGAGCGCCCGAAGGACGCGCCCGACGAGTACGAGCACCCGTTCGACGAGATCGACGGTGCGATGACCGAGGCTTTCGACACGTTCGACGTCTGGCGCGTCTACATCGACCCGCAATGGATCGACCACCTCCTCGAGAAGTGGCAGAACCGGTGGGGCCAGAAGCGCGTGCTGCCGTGGCTGACGAACCGGCCGAGGCAGGCCGCTCATGCGGTGCGCGGCTTCACCGACGCGATCGCGTCGAAGACGTGGTCGCACAGCGGACGTGACGAAGCGTTCCTCCGTCACCTGAAGCAGGCGCACAAGCTCCCGCTGAACGTCTTCGACGACGACCATCGTCAGATGCACTCGCTCTCGAAAGACCGACCCGACTCGCCCCGCAAGATCGACGCTGCGATGGCCGCGGTGCTCTCGTGGGAGGCGCGGTCGGACTGCATCGCCGCCGGCGAGGATGAGACGAAGGTCTACCGCGCGGCTGGCTTCAACTAAATCGGAGGGACCAGCCGCATGGCCGACGCGAACCCGGCACCAGAGTCGCCGCTCTGGTGGCTGGACAAACTCAACGGGCAGCTCGCCGCTCGGCAGGGACAAATGCAGTTGATGAACGCCTACTACACGGGCGAGCATCCGTTGCCGTTCCTGACCAAGGCCCACAACTCGAAGATGCGCGACGAGTTCCGCCAACTGCTCGAGGACTCACGGTCGAACTTCATGGGCCTCGTCGTCGACACCGTCGAAGAGCGCCTCAAGGTCGAAGGGTTCCGGCTCTCAGCCGAGACAGACCCGGTCGCTGACAAGCAGTCATGGGCGATCTGGCAGGCGAACCAGATGGATGCCGAATCACAGGCCGCGTTCGTCGAGGCGCTCGTCAAGGGCGTCTCCTACCTCTCTGTCTGGCCCGGCGACAAGTACCCCACGATCGCTGTTGAAGACCCGTCGCAGACGATCGTCGGCTACGTACCCGGCTCGAACTTCCGGCAGCGCGCAGCCGCGCTGAAGATCTGGCTGGACGACTGGACGGGCATGCGCCGCGCCAACGTCTACCTACCCGGCGGCATCTACAAGTACCAGGCGAAGCCGGTTGAGGACGCAGGACCGTCGACGGCGGCGAGCGCAGCAATAGGCGGCGACGAAAAGCCGCGCTGGGTGCAGCTCGAGGGCGACGCAGGCTATGTGGTGAACAAGATCGGGATCGTGCCGATCATCCCGCTTCGCAACAAGCCCCGGCTGCTGCTCGAGGGCCGCTCCGAGATCGCTGACGTCTACAGGATT